ATGTTATAGATCTCATCGACTCGCGTGTTGAGTCTTTTGATCTCAGACAACAGGTGGGTAATTACATAGCCAGACAAACCACCGAGTGCTGCTATGGTGGCAAGGTAGAGCGTGAAGAAGTCTGACTGTGTCACTTCTTAATGCCCAGAGAAGGATCATTGGGTGAAAGGTAACGCAGTACAGGTGGAAGGATTGAAGCAATGCCTGCTGCAATAAGAGCCTTAGGATCTGACACGCCTGCTGCCGCCATGCTAATAACTGCTACTAGGAATGCTCTTGCCCATGAGCCTGCTGCTGTCTTTAGTTCATTCATTATTCTCCACCTAACATAGATACTTGAAAAAAAGCCCCATCATTGTCAGCTTCTTTCTTAAAGCTAACATGCATGTGCTTAGTGTGTTTGTTAGCCCCTGTGTACTTGCGCCACTTCCAGTTGAGGATGTGCGAGCAGATTCGTCCATCGTAAATGATGTAACTAATACGCTTGTCTGCTTTTGACTTGGACAAGGTACGAAGCTGATCAGCAAGATCTCCCATGATGTCTGGCTTACCGCCCTTGAATAAGTCTTTGTCCACATCAATGGCACGAACCCAGCCTTGCTCATCAGGATTATGATCTGACTTGCGAGCAGCGTGTCGGGTATCACCGATCCAACCATCCGATGTGCGGTCACGATCTGGGAACGAATCATCGAACTGTTCGCGTAACTGTATCGCTGCCTTACTTAGCTTCGGCTTCATCGATCACACTCGGTGTGGATTGTTCCGCTTCAGGATTTAGATAGCGTTGATAGTCTGAGTTGGCTTCGTCCATTGGAATACAAGCACCATCTGAACGCAAAAGAATTTTGTTTAATCCTGCTTCAATTATTTCGTAAGTGTATTTTTCCATTTTTTACAACTCCGCACTTGCTTGGTAGTGGAATAGATAACCGCCATTGGCAGCAGAAATTGAACTTCCTGATCCGTTATAAACATAGTAGCCACGATCAGCAATACCACCAGCAAGTCCACTATTGGCTGCCAAGTCTGTTCCGTTTCCATTGGAAACTCTTGCTGCGGTTGATGAAGTGTACGAATAAATGGTTACTGTTGGTGCAATTCTCATAACTACGGGCAAATACTGATAACCAATAAATGCTTGGTCTGCAACAGATACATTTGCCAAAGATTGAGAACCTGCAAGTGTGCTATTTGTTGGAACTGCCGTACCTTGCGCGTATGACTTTTGGTAGTAACGCTGGCAAGCGGCTAATTCTCCTTGGATTGTTGAAGCATTACGATCAAAGGGAGTTACCTTAGATCCGTACTCAAGCTGTGACTTACCCCAGTAAAGTATTGCGCCAGAAGCCATGGTTGAAACAGTTGCAAAAGATACTCTTAAAGACTTAGCAGTAGAAGGAATTGCATAAGTGCCTGAAATCGTAGCGAATGAACCTGTTGTGGCGTTGCCCGTTCCGCCAGTTGTTGCAGTAATTGGAACCCATCCGCCAGTTGCTAATGCTTTATCCACAGTCGTTGAGTATTCTAGAGTAATTGACATTGCTGTAGAAACAGAAGCTTGAAAGTTCATTGAAAGAGTTGCGTTAGATCCTGCAAAAGCAACAGAGTTAAGAGTCTCAATAGACTGATAACCTTGAAATGATGATGCAGAAGCACCGGCAGTCATTTTCATTGAATACTGGCAACCGCTTGGAATTACTGTTGTTTCCTGTGCAAAAGTTGATGAAGTAGAAGAAAGCATGTACCAGCGATCAGCAGTGATCCATGTGTTGCCTGTGCCTGTGTAAGTTGTACCGCGTTGCCAAATGTCTAGACCGCCATTAATTAAAGCATTCTTACCAGCTTGGCCATAACCGACATTCCAAAGTGATGTGTCAATGGCATCGCCCAATGCGCGAATGTCCTGTGCGCCATTCTTTACAAGGCTTGAGTTGTCTGGCTCAGCCCATCCATAGTTCGGTGATAGTGCCATTTAGGTTAGTGCTCCTGTCGCATTTGTCCATGTAAGTGTACCATTTACGCCCGTCCAAGCTAGAGAGGCGGGCAATACTGTTTCCCATTGAGTCGTGCTGAGTGAGAAATCTGTAGCTGAGACATACAGAGTTATGTCCACATAAGTAGGTGTGGCGTTAAGTGCCACATTTTCGACAAAGCCGTCAAAGATTCCACCAAGTAAGTTGCTAGGCAGATTGTTAATAAGTACAGGCTGACCAAAAAAGACCCCAATAAGGCTGTCAAGCATGGCACTTGGCATGTCTGGATTATCTAGACGAAAGCGAATAGCACCTAATGATGCCCGTGGCGTAGCACGAAGTTTAAGCTCTCTTGAGGCGATATCGGTGATGTCTGCAAGATTCTTAATGTTAGAGTCCACAGACCGCTCAAAGAGCCCGTAAGAGGCTATAGAGTCTGTGTCAGAGGTGCTGTAGGTTGAGGCGTATCCTGTGCCGTACTTGTAAATAAGGCTGTTACGGATACGAGCAACCTGAGTTGTTGAGGTGATAGAGCTTGGTGTTGCATATGCGCCATCGAGGTTAGTAAAGCCATTAACTGCGAGGTAGTTAGATCTGTGATCTGCATCGTCATAGGAAACATCTCCGTCCTTTTCCTCGTAGAGCTGACCGAGTGCGCTGTTAGCAATCTGATCTGCAAGGGTCTGAGACTTTGCAGTAGCACTGGCTGCAACAGCGATCATCGTGTAGAAGCCTGTGTCAATAGTGCCGATAGATGACTCTGCATCTAGCCATGTCTGTGTCGGTGGGTATGTATCCCATGTAACTGTAGGTGTAACTTCTGCCCATGTAAGGTTTAGGGCTGCACCTAAGATGTCTGCAATCTGCTCGCCATCTAACTCTTCTATAAGAGCTGTGTTATAAACAGCCTTAGTCAGTTTAGCCAAAGAGCCGATGCCTAAGATCTTGCCTGTGGTTATGTAGCCAGTTTCTTCTGGGCTGCGCACGCCAACATTGAAGTCTGATACTTCTCCACCGAATACAGTGATATAAGTGCCAGTTGAGTTCTTGAGCTCTAAAGTGATTGGCTCTGTAACATTGATGGTAAAAGGCGAATTGTCTGTGTTAATGATTTCTACTTGGCAGTAACCTGCTGTAGGTTGGCGATCAATGTCTAAGCGACCAGATGCAAAGGAAACAGAGGTGACAGTCGTATAGACATCATCACCTACTGTTACGCGCCACTCTGGAAGCCATGTCATGCGATTGTTAGCGTTCCTCGGTCACGTGCTTCACGAAGAACATTGTCAATAGCTTCTGCAATAGCGTTAGGATCTCCCACGCCTGTGTTCACAACGATAGTCGCACCTGCGCCATAACTGGCTGCTGCTTGAGCTGCATAACGAGAACCTGATAGTGCATTGGATAATGGTAAGCCTTGAGCCATGCCGCTTGTTAAAGATTGACCAGCAATCCCACCCATGTTGATCTGGCTAAGGAATGCTGCATATTCCTGCTCGGCTCGTGCTTGGTAGTTAGACCCTCGTACCGCGCTAGGTAAATCTGCACCCGTATTTAATGCCGTTACTAATTGCTCATTATATGAATTGCTAGGAAGCATTTTATCTATTAACTTAAAAATGGTTGGGTTATTAAGTGTAAAATCTGTCGTGTTTTTAGGGATTAACTGAGCAGAAGCCTCAACTGCCTTAGCTGCCGCTTCTGCTGCCTTAGCTGCCGCATCTGTGGCAGGTGCTTTAGCGTTTTGCAATCTATTTAACTCTATCATCTTGGCAATAGCAGCATCTAGATTGCCTAGATTGATTAGATCCTTTGGCTTCAGACTTTCAAGGATTGACTTGATGTCTTGCATCTTTAGATCTTGCTTTATTAAAGTGCCAAGAATGCCCAAATCTTTTTCAAGTTTCTTCTGGGCAGCAATGATAGATGCTTCGTCTTTAGCAGCAATAGCATCTTCTAATTCAAGCATTGAACGCTTGACATTTAGGCGAGCAGTGTCATTTGTAATCTGCAGCAGTTGAGAGGAAGTGGTTGCCTTGCCGAGTTGCTCGGCTTGGTTAGTAAGGGCTGCCGCAACTTGTATCTTGTCAAGGTCAAAAACATCTTTGCCTTTACCTAGAGCAAGATTTGCCTTGTCAATAACACCTTGCAATCTTTTAGCTGCATTTTGCTTGTTAAGCAAAGCCAGTCTTTCCTTCTCGCGCTTTGCTGATTCTTTCTCAAGTTTGGCTAGAAGTTCTTGCTGTTTCTTCTCAGTCAGCGTTAGTTTAGCTTCTTCCTTCTTATCAGCAGGCGGTGTTACATTCACGCCAAACTGAGCACCTGCAAAACCAAAGAATATGTTCTTACCAAGATTCTTCAGGTTTTTAATTAAGGTAGGGATTACGCCAATGGTGCGACCAGACTGAACAATAATCTTGCTTAAGGCAGTTGCGATAGTCTCAATAGCCGCAGCAGCATCGCTGGCTTCTGTACCGCCACCAATAAGAGCAAAGGCATCGACTAAGCTGCCACCAATAATTTCAGATGCATTACTTGATGCAACACTTAGGATGTCGAACTTATAGGCAGTAGTGTCTAGATAATCTTCTGCTGCACCGGCTGAACGCTTTAGAATAACGCCAAGAATTTCATTAAACGATTTAGACTGAAGCTCTGCCTTTGTCAAACCTGTATTGTATTTGAGCAGACCTCTGGTAACTCCGATGTAACCCTTACCAAGATCCTCGGTAACAGTTGCTAAGTCAATGCCAGATGCTCGGCTAATTGTGATCGCATCATTAAGAAGTTTTTGAGATTGAGTCAATGAGCCAGTCGTGGTCAATAGACCCTGAAAGGCAGGACGAAGAATGTCATCAGCAACACCAGCAGATTTCTCTAAAGCTGCTATGTACTTACTGATTGCTGGGTTGGCAAAACCAATGCCTAGATTCTCAACTGCTCGATTAAGTCTGAGTGCGGCAGCTTCATCTTCTGCAAACGCTTTAACTGCTGCCTTACCAAAAGCGACAATAGCCTGAGTGCTATAGGCAAGACCTACTGCTCCAGCAAGTTTCTTGACATTCTTGGTAAGTGTGGTTGTCGCACTGTCAGCTTGCTTGAAGGCTTTATTGCCAGTAAATTCTGCTGCAATATCAATGACTACATTTGCCATGATTAGCCTCTCACTGTTGCTCGTTGATTAAGTTTTGTAGCAGCAGATGCAATGGCTTTGAGAACGCCTTGTCTAGCCTTGCCGTTGTTTTCATCATATGCACGATAAAGTAATCGACCTTGCATGCGATCTTTGCCCTTAAGCGGGGCACGAAACTTCCCATCTTGGTTAAGAACAAATCGACTTTCAGGACTCAACTTACCCATTCGCTCATAGATAGATCCTGCTCGGCTCTTATTGAACACTTGAGCTAGAGATCTAAATCCTCTTGAGTTAGCCTTTGATGGACTTGTCTTGAAGCCGATGCGTGATCTTACCTCGGAAGGATTAAAGGTAGGAAATGTGCCCTCGGACATTTGTCGTGGCAACCATCCACTTAAAACTTCTCCGCGATCAGGAACATAACCTTTAGCCGATTGACTAATTGGTCTAATTGCTGTCTTAATTTCTTTCTGAGTTTCTTTAGCTAGATCGGGTGTGAATTTACGGAGAGCTTTACGGAGTTCAACGCCGCCCTTTACGCTTGCTGGCATCGCTCACCTCTTTCGCTTCATCCTTGAGCCCTTGCACTAATGCATCGAGCATATTCTTATCTAGATCTAATAACTGCTGTGGCGCGATTCCCAACCTAATGCTTAGCCTAGCGATTAGATAGGTGAATGGAAGATCGCGCTTTAAGCTAAAGGGTCTGAGTCAAGCACCTCAACACTTTTAAGTGTCTCAATGAAGTCCATCCCGAAAGGCTTAACAGTTTCACCTGACCTGCGTGTTACTTCCCATGCT